TTACATTTTAGCTATTTGATCAAATAGATTAGCTGTTTGATGTTTCTTCTTATTGCTAAGATGGACATAGGTATCTAGAGTGGTGGCAATTTTGTTATGACCCAATCGTACTTGGACCTCTTTAGCAGATGCACCCGCTTCTAGTAACATGGTTGCGTGGGTATGACGCAAGCTATGGAAATTAAATGGGAAACCTAGCTCTTTGGTGACGGTACTTGCATAGTACTTAATCGAATTGGGAGTGACAGGTTTCCCATTTTCTTTTGTACATACAAAGTTAGATTCATGGTAATTTTTACCATATCGTAAACGATTTTCATTTTGTAGTCGCCGCTGAACTTTAAGCGCATGAATAAGTTGATCACCGATTGCAATTGTTCGATAACTGGCAGCGGTTTTTAATTTTCCAAGTCGAACATCAGTTTTGGAATATTGTTTCATTTGCTGAGTAACATTAATTTCAGCATCTGGTAAACTAACATTATCCCATTCAAGACCGGCTACTTCTCCACGCCTCATTCCAGTATAAAAGCTGATTAAAAGGGGAAGGTGAAATGGGTGGCCAAGAGGAAATTGCTCTAAAAGTTGATTAAATTGTTGTAGGGTAATAATTTTTAGATCTTCTCGTGTAGTTTTAGGATGGTTATATTTTGGCTGCCGGACATATTCTGCAGGTGATTGAGTAAGAATATGCCAGGGATGGACTGCTTGTCGAAAACCTTCCTTGATAACCATAAGAATAATTTCAACAGTATGACCATGCAATTGAGTGTGATCTGGTTTATACTCTGTTGAATCAGCAATTTTGTTAATAGTCTTCTGAATTAATTCTGGAGTGACTTTTTGAAGCTGATATATCCCTAGGGTAGGGTGGATATATTTATCGATTACATGCCGATAGTTTAACTGGGTATTCTTAGAGAGATTAGTTAAGACATAATTGTTATACCAAAATTCAAAATAATCATGAGTTGAGATTTTATCGGTATTAGTTATTGAACCAGTATTTTCATAAAGTTCTAATGCTACTCGTAAACGGTGCAGTGCTTCTTTATAGGAATCGCCTCCAACTCGCTCATATTGTCGCCTTTTTCCATCTTTGTCAGCAATATCAAAGCGGTAGTACCATTTTTTACCACGCTTTCTAACATTACCATTCATAGTAAAACTCCTTTCTGTTATAATAAAAACATGCTGAGGGTGTACTCCACCCCTGGTATATCAACACTTACCTCAATGATCAGCCGGCCAAAGTTGGATCATTGAGGTTTTAATGTTTAAAATTTAATAGTATATTGTAGGTGTAGCACTTTTACCTTCATTAATTGTCATTTGAGTAACATGTAAAGGAAAAATATTGTTCTTCATATTAAAACAATTCTTTCCAGGATCGTAGTCTTTGATAAAATTCATTTTCTTAAATGACATTAAAGTTTCATGAACTACTTGCCTTAGGAGTGCTAGATGTAACTCTTTGAAGGGAATTCCAGGCATGTTTGGCATTTTAGTTGCTTGTAAAGAATATATATCATTCTTTAAGTTATAGTATTTTTCGTTAAGCTTAGGGTCAATATGAGCTCCGCCGTCTTTATTTACAATAAACTTAACAAGTTCTTTTCTTGTAAATGAGGTATCCGAAGCAATTAAAATTCTTCCGTTCCACCAATGCTCAAAATTAATATAGTGACCAATTTCTAAATCCTTTTCGTAGCATGATGGAAGATAAACATATTTGCCAGCAACAAATGCATTAGTAACACTTCCCCGTATAAAACAGGCTTTTCCCCAAATTGACAAGTAGATAAGAATTTATTCTTATTAACTTCAGGAATAAGGTTTATAAGTATGTCTCCATAGCTTTGCTGATAAAATAAAGTACGTAATTGTGGAGTAGCCATTTTTATGGCTGACCTTTCTCCATTATCATATAATTTTGCTGCATAATTTAAGAATTTAAGCTGTTCAATAAAAGCATCATAATATTCGCTTTGTGATCTTCTTATTTTTCTGTTAACCATTGAGGTGACTCCTTTGAATAAAAATATTATTATTGTTAATGATAAAAAAGATATTGATAATATTACTGAATTGGAATCTTTTTATTCAGAATTTCCAACTGATAGTAATATAGGCATTGATGAGCTAAAGGCACTGATGACTGGAAAAGCCTTAATAGATGTATCTGATGGTGAGTATATACATTGGTTACAGCTAGATAAACATGCTTTAAGATTTGCAAAGACTATACTAGAAAAATAACTTGTAATTACAATACTTTCATCCCTTGTCACAGCAGGGGATGTTTTTCATTTAAAGTTAATTTTGCTTCTTTAGATTCTCAATCCATTTAATAATCTCTTTACGTTCTTCCTCAGTTGCTTTTGGGTCAATTGAGGCGTGGATAGTTTCTATCTTAGATTGGTTGTTACTATTTGCAGTAGATTCTTTATTCATTAAGTAACTACCTCCAATTATTTGCCCTTAAAATAAACATCTAACACACGAATGAGATCGACAATCTGCATTCCCTTTTTCCGGCTTCATCACCAACGTAAGTATTTCCTTCTAGCTCAAGAGGACCACCTTGAAGTAATGAACCTGCAATGTCACATAAATAAATGCGAAGATCTGTTTCTTTCTTCATTATTTATCATTCCCTTAAAAAATATAAAATTATGAACGCTTTATAACTATGTCACCAACTTTAATTTGTTCTCCCGAAGATTTAGGAAATCCACCTGTAATTTGCTTTGGATCCACATTTAAATCTCTTTGAATAGTCGGAAAACCAGGTATTCCACCGGGAACATAGGCTATACTGGGCTTTTTTGGAGAATCCGCAATTGCCATCTTAGGATAAACTTTAGATACGATTAATTCTCCCTTAGGAAGATCTAGTGTTCCAAGGCTTTCGCCAGTATCCGGATCTTTTACAGGATCAGTTCCAAATTTGTCAATAATTTCTAATTTATCTCCCGGCTTTAGTCCAGCATCGGATCCGGCATTAATTACAACCTGTTTTGTGCTAATTATTTTTGCTATTTTCATTTTTTCGTTCAATATTATGCATCTCCTCTAATAATTTAAATTTATTCTGAACCTCTGATACCTTGTCCTCATCTAGTGTTGATAGAATAGTATTAATAAACATTTCCTTTAACTCAATATTTCTTTGTAGATTTTGTTTTTCCTCTTTATCAAGATTAAATTGGGAAATCAAGCCATTTCTATTTTCTTCTGATTCTAAATACTTTTTATAATCAATGTAAGAATTTATTATAATACCTAAAACATATATAATTATCACTAGAATAAGATAACCAATAAATAAGTATGTAGAAAGCTTATTATCTATCCATGATGTAAAATCGTGCATTTTCTCTAATGTTCCCCAAACAATAGTTAAGACAAGCATAGGAATAGTAACATGAGGTGGCAATAAAACATGTTTAAGAATTTTAAACCTAATAATACCGACTCCTTCCTCAATAGTTTAGATTACTGGCATTCGATTAATTTATATATCACTCTTCGCCAAGCGGAATCAGAAATTTCATTTAAAGAGGCAAGAGAAGAAGCTATTTTAAATTATGGGAATCCAGATAAGTTAAAATATATGCTTGAAGAAGCAATTAATAGTCCGAAACCGAAACATCGCACCCTCAACTAGTAAGTCTCTTTTTTAGAGGCTTTTTTATTTACGGCATTCCAGGTTGCGAATCACGTTCAACCTCATCTTCTGCCGCCTGTCCTTTAGGCGTATTAGTTCCATCAGGGTTCATATATCCATTTTGAATAGCCCAGTCTATTTGACCTTGTACCCAAGCATCAGGGGAACCATCAGGATTAGATCCGGCAGCGTGATCTTGACCCGGCAAGAGTGGGGCACCGTTTGGATCATAACCACGTTCACGGTTAATTTCGCTTTGTGACTTAGTAACACCTGACTGTGCTCCCTGTTGTTGATCGTTTGATGATTGGACGTTTTGCTGAGTACTAGAACTTTGGCTATTAGCGCTTTGCGAAGAGCTTTGTTTGCTGTTAGAGCTATTGTAGCTTTGCTTCTTTTCTGATTTTGCTTTTTCGTGGTGTTTAACAACTTTGGTAGATGAACTGCTACTAGTTGCAGATTTTTGCGATGCAGAGTTACTACATGCAACAAGTGACATCCCCATAAGTGCGGTTGCACAAATTAAACCTATTTTCTTCATGTTATTTACTCCCCCAGATTATCGCAGCTTTTTACGTCGATCAGTATTTGGACGTAAATTATTATTTAATACTCCATGAAACGTGAACAGCTTTGCCAACAATTCGGCCTGGATTATCTTTATCTAAGATAATTGGGTCGAATTCTTTATTATCTGGCATTAGCATAATTAGATTTCCTTGATGTTTAACTCGTTTCAGAGTTGCTTCATTATCACCATCAACAAGGACAGCGGCGATTTCACCGTCTTCCACTGTGGGTTGTTCTCTAATGGTTACAATTGATCCATCATGAATGGTCGGTTCCATGCTTTTACCTTTACAGCGAAGAGCAAAGAGATTGCCTTTTGGAACAGGCTTTTCAAAAATCTCTTCAACGTAACCTTCAATATTTTCTTCGGCTGTGATAGGATCCCCACAGGCAATCTCACCAATAAGGGGGATGCTAACACGTTGAAATTTATCTCCTAATGGATAAATTATATTAGTCGGCACTTTAGAGTTGCTGTTCCTTTCTTGGCTAATGTCATAGCCCATTAACCAGCCTTCGTCAACATTTAAGACTCTTGCTAGTGAATGAAGTTTATCTTGTTTTGCTTCATATTTTCCTTTTAAGTAATCACTAATTGAGTTTCTACCTATATTTGCTCGTCTTGCTAATTCTGCCTGTGAAAGGCCAGAATTAGCAAGTGCTTCTTTCAATCTACTCTGAAAAGTGTTCATATTTTTTAACACCCCTTTATTTTATTCTAGCACAGATTTATGTACATGCTTGAATAATGTTCAAAAAAATGTACAACTTATCTTGACTATAATAACGATTGAGATATAATATAGTTGTTCAGAAAAATGAACAGAATATAAAAGGGAGGGTATTTATGGATAGATACGATTATTCATTACTTGAAAAGCGTATGAAGGAAAAGAAGATGTCACAATCATCCCTTGCAGAAGCCATTAACATGAGTAGAACTGCATTAAACATTAAATTAAATAATCACAGCTCATTTACTCAAAAAGAAATCAAAGCGATTAGTTCTGTTTTAGCTATTCCAGATACGTTAATCAGTACTTATTTTTTTAAAGATTCTGTACAGAAAACCGTACTAAGAAAAGGAGGATAGCAATTATGGAAAAGAATCCATCAGTTGTTAAATTGGCTATTAACAATTACTTTGATCTAAAAAAAGACAACCTTACTGATGAGCAGATCAGAAAGGTTGCCAAAATCTTAGCAGCGTTAGCTAGTTAAGCGTTGAAAAACTTTTGTATTTCTTTGCGGGTTTCTTCAGATGATTTTTTCTCCTGTTTCTTAGCCTCGGCATCAGACTCGTCCTTGAGCTTCTTTGCTTCATCGTAAGCAGCTTTATATAAACCAAGTTTGTCAGCTACTTTGAGATTACTAGCTGAGCTTTGAACACAAGCAAGAGCAAATTTTTCTGGATTAATTTTGTAGATCTTAGCCATGTTTTTCATCTCCTTTATAGGGAATGAGTTAAGTATAGCAGAGAGGTAAAGGAGGGTAGCAATGATGGATGAAAAAGAAAAAGCCACCAAGGAGGTGACTAAATGTTAGTGAGTATATGGATATATTTACTAATTCAAACTGCAATTTACTGTTGGGTAATATTCAAGAACCCAGTATTACACGTTATTCTATGTGTTCCTTACTACGTAGTAACAATTATGTTGCTATTAAAGGCTTATTCGTTGGTATGAATGTTGTCTTTATTGAAACAGCGTAAGAGTGTATCAATTTTTTCCTGATCTTGGAAAACTAGATTAGATAAATGAGCAAGACAAGTTCGTATATATTCACGGTAATTTATTGCACCTTGTAGGGTATAGTTTTGTAGCATTTCAAAATCCATTTTTTTATCTTGATCATGAAATAAGGTTGAAGCATCGGCAGCAACGCTAATCACTTCTTCCTGGATTTTACCATCGTCAGTTGGACCGAAAAATTCTAGTTTTCCCCTTGCAAGATTTAAACGGTGAATTAATTCTTGTTCGTATTTAATGCGAGTGTTTAATTCGTTAATTCGTAGTTTTAATGTTTCAAGACGACGATTGTAGATGTTATTTACAATTGCGGAAATAGTTGGTGCTAGTAGTGAAACTACAGCAATTACAGTAGTAATAGTCCATCCGAAGTTCATATAGTTCACCTCCTTTGTAGGGGATGAATTAAGTATAGCAAAGAAGGGAGGAATGGTTATGAAAACAAGAGAAACTATGAGGACAAGGGAAGAAATTAATTCACCAATGCTCATGGAGCGAGAAGCTGCTAAGTATTTACGAATTAACAATAGTACGTTAGTTGAGCTGCGAAAGTATGGCTTCATTAATTCCTTAGACTTGGGTGCAAGAAAGTATCCTAAGTGGGAATTAGATCGGTTCATTAGTAAGTGGACTGATAGTCAAGAATCAATTGAGGATGCTCTTGAACAAGCTAAGCGAGAGCATGAAGTTAAGGACGAAAAGATCGTCCATCTATAGGAGATGAATAATGTGTGGCCGTATTTAGTAATTCTTGGGTGTTTTGCCTTTGCTGCTATTTACAGCATTGGCATCCGCCATGAACCAGTGTTTAAGCAGAAGTATCGCGGAAAGCATAACGCACGTATGAAAAGGGTAAACAAATGGTAGTATTTGTTCTTACAATTCTTGCTCTATTAGTTTTTAGTTGGTTAAACACGTGGTGGCCATATTGGTGCTATCAAATTTTGGAAATCATATCAGGTAAGCAACCAATATTTCATCTTAAAGATGAAGCTTATGTGCCCAGGGTGTTAATAGAGCTGAGAAAGAAACTAGAGAAACTAATACTGAAAAAGTAGAAGAACTTAACCATAATCCTAGAAATATGGTTATCCCAATACTTGCGCTAATTGCAGAAAGATGGTTACGTCCGTTTTCAGTTAATGGATGTTTAGTAAGAATAAAAATTTCTGCAGTAATTCCATAAATTAGAACATAAGCAAAAAGGCCAATTGTAAAGAAGAGAAATCCCTCGATGAGATTATTGAAGGCAAGTTTTCTGAAAATTGAGCTTTTTGGAATCAAGTTATCCATATAATCACCTCCTTGCTAGTGTGATTATATCAAAGTCAAGAAAGGAGAAATCTAAATGATTACTTTAATTGCAGTAGCAAGTACAATTGCGATGATGATTAGTCTGTTTAATGCGAATGTTCCATTTGCTTTATTTTCAGCTTTAATTCTCTTGTGGGCTTGCTTAGCTGATACACCTCAAGATTGGTGGTCAAACGAAAAAAGCACCGATGCTGACGACACCGATGCTAAATAATCCAATAACTGGATAAGAAATCTACAAGGAGATTATAACATATGTCAGAAAAAGATACTGCAGTAAAAGTTGAAAAACTTGCTAATAACGTAATTGATCAAGCTATTTTTACTAGTAACTTATGTGATCAATTTAAGCACGCTGAAACTTACAGCCATCATCTGAAGTTAGCTAAGGATATTGCTTACCACCTCAAACGCATAAGCAAATATCAAGACTTCGATGAATTGGTTAAGCAGATTTACCAGGACAACTAGGGGGTTACAAAATGGCACAACGCAGAATGTTTAGTCAGAAGGTTACTGAGACAGATAAGTTTCTTGATATGGGACTTACCGCTCAATCACTTTACTTCCATTTGGGGATGAATGCTGATGACGACGGTTTTGTTGGCAATCCAAAGTCAATTAAACGCATGATTGGTGCTAGCGAAGACGATTTAAAGGCGTTGGTTGAGAAAGACTATTTGATTGTCTTTGAGGATGGTGTAGTCGTCATTAAAGATTGGTTAGTTTCCAACTACGTTAAAAAGGATCGATACACCCCGACAATTTATACCGACGACATGAAATTAATTGGTCTTGATAAGAATAAACGGTACCAATTTGTATCCGATTTGGAACCAGAACGGAACCAAGTTGGAACCAAAATGTCTCCAGAATGTATCCAAGATGGAGACAAAATGGAACCAAACTGTATCCAAAGTGGTTCCAAAAATAAAAAGCAAATTTCAAATGAAAACTCTCAACCTCAACAGGAACAAGGCTTTAACTCGATGGAACCAAAACGGAACCAGAATGGAACCGAAATGGATCCACAGGTTAGGTTAGGTAAGGTTAGAGATAGGTTAAGTAAGAGTAAGGATAATTTAAATACTACTAGTACTACTCTTAATTCATATTATGAAAAGCTCGCATCCCAAAAATCAAAAATCGAATTCAAAACATTCGTGAACGAGCTTGGTCGGGATGTAGTAGCGTTTGCGATTGATTCAATGGCTGATAATGCTGATCGGCCATCCTTTGCATATCTGCGTAAAATCCTTAATCGTTATCAGCGACAGGGACTTAATAGTTTGGAAGCTGTTCAGCATGACGATGATGTTCATAATGGCAGGGTAGTGGCACCAGTAGGCAATAAGCCTCTTATTCCAGTTTATAAATTAGGCGAATAAATATTGAGCGAGGAGAAATAAGAAAATGGAAACATCAGAATTTAGAAACAAAATGGCCGAATTTGGCTTGAATCTAAAGCAAAGTAAAATTGAAGACTCATTGATGGTAATGCTTGACTATTACGAAGTAGCAAGAGTAAGTCAAATAAGAGTTGGTCGTTTTCAGATGTATGGCCGTCCTAAATTATCTAAGTCGGTTCAAAAAAGGATTGCTAAGGTCGTGATGGAGTATTCCTTAACTGAATTAGATGAACGGGATAAGCCAATGTATTGCCTAGAAGTAGGTGGCAGCTATGCAACATCCCCACGTTACCTAAAAGAGGTCCCTGGAGTTAATACTCAATACCAAGGCGTAAATATTAACTTTTCAGTCACACAAGAACGCTCAGAAGCTAAGGCATTCACCTATGATGAGACAATTGATGTAATGGGTAAATTGCCATTTATTAAGCTTCAACGACGCGCATTGTAAAGGAGATCGAGTGTTATGAGTAAGAAGAAAGCTATTAATTTTGATTTATCAGAAATTGCAGATGGGGGGTACAAGTTAAACTCAACCGTGCGTTGCAACAAGTAGCAGATAATATCCTTGATCCTAATACGGACCCAACTAAAAAGCGGAAGGTGCAACTTAACATCACCTTAGCTCCCAATGAAAAACGGGATGCATCTGATGTCACAGTTGAAGTTAAGACCACCCTTGCTCCAGAAGTGGGAGTACCAACCACGATGCTTTTAGGTCGTGATATCAACGGCAAGGTTCACGTTAACGAGTTGAAATCAGGCGCGCCGGGTCAAACTTATATTGATCCAGACGACGGTAAGGCTAAGACGGATACTGGCGAACCAGTTGAAGAAGTCGAAAAAGAAGAAAAGCGCAAGATCATTGATTTACAAAAGGAGAACTAACTCATGGAAACAAAGATTAACGGTGAATTAACCCAATTTGAACAACTCGTAAATGATGCTAACGGCAATCAGCTCATTACAGGCTTAAACGGCCGGCAGTATCTTCTTGATCATGATGGGAATGCAGCTTTACTTAATGATCCGATCATTGCTCATCCCCTCCAGCTGAACCAATTAACTAGCTTAATTGAGTGGTTGGAAAGTGAAGGATCGTCAATTAACGATGCACTAAAAATCCATGTGGTTAGTCCGACTAAGGTTGAGGTAATTGGAAACTTAGCTAAGGGTGGTCAACGTCCTTGTTTTGCTGAGGTTCGGGCAGTGGTTGATAGTCTTAACTTAGAAAGTTACTTAGATCAGGAAAGCATGATCATTATGCTGCAGTCACATTTCGAGGAGAATGACGACCGAAATATCATTCTGAAAGTTGTCAGCAATCTTCGTGATGAAAGCATTCACCAACAAACCGATGACGGTGTAAGCCAAAGTGTTCAGATTAATTCTGGTGTTGCTAGCGTTGATGAAGTGAAAGTTCCTAATCCTGTTAAGTTAATTCCTTTCCGGACATTCCAGGAAGTTGATCAGCCAGCAAGTAAGTTTATCTTCCGGATGCGTGAGAGGATGCAATCAGCATTATTCATGGCTGATAATAACCAATGGCAAGTAGAAGCAAAGAATAATATTAAGAAGTATATTCAGCAGCTAGAGCAAGAAACGTTTGGCGAGATTAAGTATCCGGTGATTGCATAATGCGGACACGAATAATTTTTCATAACGGTCTTAAATTATCAGTACGAGAAACTACCAGAGAGATCATTAATCAATCTCTTTATGGTGACGAGATTATTGTTACTCGATTTAATCTTGGTCACTTAGAGCGTTTCAGAATTAACTACGATGATATGGCTAAACTAGTTGCAATTGATGAATGAGGAAGTAAACCATGAAGATTAATCGACGAACTTTACATAAAATCCTTGTTGAGTATCAAAAATTAATGAAGAGCGATGAGAGAAAAAAAGTGTATTGGATTAATCACTTAATGATGAAAGACCTGGCAAGAAAATTTGAGCTACCCTTCTACAAGGGGACAAAGTATCGTGGCAAAAAACACTGGTTAGCTAATTCTTCACTTTATTGGGAATTGAGAAAAATTGAGGAAAATCAGAAGAGGGGATGAAGTAAATGACAGAACTATTAATTATCAGCGCCGTCTTGATTTTTACTGTTGGTTTTATCTTAGGGACTGTCCTATCGATAAAACAAGCAAACTTTGAGGAACGGCGAACTAATCAGGTGAGAAAATACAATGACAAGTAAACGAAAAGTACTTCAGCAATTATCAAAGGAGCAAAAGGATCTGTTAGGCAAAATAGACCGGTTAGCTCAATTTATTGTTAAAGATGGGCCTAAGCTTTCATCCCCATTGGAATTAACACTACTAAATGCTCAGCTAAGGTCAATGCAAACTTATTTGGAAAGCCTAGATGCAAGAATTATCTATATGCGGGGTGAAAAATAGTGAATAGACCTTCTAAATTAATACTTTTAGGGTTAGCGGCTGCTACGGTTGGGTTATCCCAAACTTATGATGCTAATGCTTCAGTTTTTGGTTGGTTTGATAATTTTGAATTAACTTTAGAATCAAAAACCAAGGGACTTCCTTTGACAATTTCAACTTATGACTTTGATGGTCAAAAAATAGACCAGGTAAAAGCTAAGTCTGCAGATATTCATACTGATGCAGCAATGAGTAAAACGGATAAAGATTTTAATGAACAGTCAAGTGTTATTGATGTCGACTATGGCAATAAGCGAATGACACATGTTGGATCAATATTAATTGCTTATGAGGGAATGAAAAACTATGAGGACCAGTTCTCTAAACACATCAATATTGATGATCACCAAAAGTCAGTTCCATTACTTAATTCAATGTATCAAGATTTCAGTAACCAATGGAATTCTCAATCTAAGGTTGTAATGATTAGAAGTCAATCTGGTAAGCCAATTGCTGTATTTACAGGTGATAATGTTTCAATTCACCAAACAGAAATGAAGAATGCTACTAAGTTTGTAATTAATGGCCATCGATTATTTGCATATCGCTGTGATTATACAGTTTATCCAATGAGCAGCATTAAGGATTCTGTTCATAATAAAGTAACTAAATAATATAGTGGTAATCAAAAGAAGAGGCAGAAGAATAATAATGCTAACGACGCAAGCGAGAGTGGCAATGCACAATAGACAACCCGTTAAACTAGTTGGCGATCTATACTACATCATCGATATTAAGCGAGTGAACGGGACTAGTCGCATGATTGCTACGATTAAGAAAATAGGATTGGCAGAAGGAAAGTACAAGCCTATTGATGTTGATATTGAATATCTAGAACGAGCCTAAGGAGAGAATGTGTTAATGGCAAAATCAAAAAGTAAAAGCAAAAACCGCCGACGCAAAAAACGTCAACGGCGAGGAGAAAACAAATTAAAGCAGGAGAGTAAAAATGACAAACAAAGTTAAGAATGCATGGGGAGCTTTAGTTGCTATAGTTATACTAATGTTCTGTGCCTGTATTTGTGGATTAATACTTGGCGGTTTGATTTCAGTAAATATCTTTTTATGGCAGTGGATAATTAGTATGTTGTAAAAAATTACTTTCGATGTTTTCTACGCTTTTTACTATAAGGGGGTGTTTGCTTTGGCTTTTGCGATTTTTGCACTGGTTGTGTCAATTGTTTCATTAGGTCTTTCTTTGATTGCATTTCTTCTTGGACGCTAGATAAATCCAAGTTTCTAACGAATACTTTATGATAATGATCCTTGCCAAAGTATGGGAAACTTCTAACAGAATATTTAAACTGAAATGTTAATTGCTTTGGAAATGGACTACCATCGGTTGCAACAAATAGATATAAAGGAGTGAAAGAATGGGCTTTAAATACTCCTTGAGGTGCATCAGGTATGTAAATTTCTCCCGGACCATGTATTGGATCATTCATTACAATTTTTGCATTATCAGTAGCCCATCCTAGTGTTTTTAGAGTCCAAACATCCTTATGTATTAATTCATCCGCAATAAATTCCATATGAAAATATGCAATATCCTTGGGGGATGGATTGAATACTTGTATATGGTAAAGAATCCCATTTGGAAAAGAAATTTGCTTCTGTTTTCCTTTTTCATCTTTGTAAATCGCCGTTATTTCAGAGTTAATAATAGCTCCTGGCTGTAAATCACTATTAAAGAAAAGCAATTCAGCTTTATTGGAAGCAAAAGATAGTATTGAAACAGTAGCGGATAATCCAGAAATTATTAATGAAATAATCGAAATGACAATAGTAGCAACCATTTTATTCCTCCTTAAGTAAAAAAAGACGCCCCATAATAAGAGCGCCCTTCTCAAATTATCAAACATAAATATTATATCAAAACGGGGAGAGTGCTAAAAGTGGGGCTTTTGAAAGAATTAGATGTTGACGGAACTACTGATAATGTTCGTTATTTCTTTAAGGACGAATATGCACGCTTATGTCGCTTAGCAGGTGGAGGAATCAAGCTAACATCCCCACAAATTGACGGAATGCCAAAAGCAACTGCCGCTGGTAATTCAATGGAGAATCAAATGGTTAAAGTTGCTAATTACCATCTCTTAGTTGAGACAATTGCCCAAGCACTCAACGCATGCAGTCTTAGAAGTAGGCGAATATTAATTGCTAAGTTTATTCAGAACAAAAAAGATTGGGAAGTAGCTAATCAAATTGGTTATGAAAAAACGCGCTACTATCATTACTTAAAAATTGCTTGTAGTGAGTTTGCGGATACGCTGGAAAGATATACTAGTTTGCTCGGGGATGCTGACTTACTAGAAGACCTTCATGCATACAAGGACGAAAAAAGTGAACAACGAGTGAACAAACAGTGAACTATGAGTGAACTTCAAGCCCATTTTTAAGTGCGAAAATGATATTGTCGGAAGGTTAGCGATGTAGCCTTGTGACCCCCAATTGTGCCTGAGCAAGCCTTTAACTACTCAAATTTAGGATTCTGGCTTTAAGGAAAGAGATTTCTATGTTTAATACCACGCGGGATCTCTTGTTAAAGCTTGAGTGTGGATCAGATGTTTGACTGACTGATGGGTCTGAGCCCCATAATCCACGTTGAGACTATCATTAACTTCAAAAGAAATTTACGGTAACGATTAAATTTGGTTTGTGCGTTTTGGAAGATTGGAAGATCTCCTTTATCATTAAATTTACATGCTACTCTGATAGTCTCGTAGCAACCGTGCTGTAATCAGCAGAAGAGTACGTAATCTAACTCAGCGGCTAGAGGATTACCGTATGAATGGACAGCAATACCGTTACAGGAGTAGGCGGAAAACTACGACCGGGTGCGGTGATTGTATGGTCCTGATTATACTTAGGCTTCAAGGCTGCATGGGTGCAAAGCCCTACTAAGTTTTTATATCATGATTATCAGAAGAAAGGAGGTTATTCGGCAGCCTCCTTCTTCACCCGTACATTGATAATTATGGTATATAGCAATGCTAACGAGTCGCATTGCTAGCTAAGATCCACGGTGGGCACACATTACTCAGTCTTGTGTGGCAAAAGTACAGTTCGAATCTGTCTCTTAGCTATTGTCCGAGATGACGTTAAACTACGATCATTTTACTTTTTGCCTTTACCTCAGGCTAGTCTTTAAGGCTGGCCTTTTGTATTATTGTTACTGAGGTGAAAAGTATGAGGATTATTTTTGATTTCTTTATTTCACATTGGGATAAGGTGATACCAATAATTATTTCGATAATAGCCTTGATACTTTCTGGTACTACTTGGATCGCTCAACGTAATTTTGCTAAGAAATATTCAAAGCAAACTGATGTCGTAATATCTAATTCGATATTACTAGCGTTGTATGATCTGGATTTGCTAATACATAAGGTTAAAACTGTTGAAGATGTTTCTTTTGATAAGGACCAATTAACATTTCAAGTAGAAAGTCTTAGAAGTAATTTGAAGCTAGTTAGTTCGATGAAGCTAGATCAACTTCCATCTTATTCAATGCTTAGTCTTCAAACATACTTAAAAGATTTTGGTGAAATCCTTTATAAATTAGAGAGTGACATCAGAACATTTGAAAGTGATCTAAAGGAAAGTAATGATAAGGCCCAAGTAAGAAAATATTGGCGAAGTGTTTTACTAAATTCATTAATTGTTACTAGAGACCAGTTGCAACAGGACAAACAATGTATTGAAGAGAAAAAGGATATTTTTGAAAAGAAGTATCGGAAAGTATTTAGTTCAATGGATGATGAGGCAACTAGAATTGCAATGGATAATAATAATGGTGATCCATTAAAGTACGTGAAGCACAAATAAAAAGCCGACAGGTCAACGCTTGCCGGCTAAATTTATATTCAAAAAGATTTTATTTTCTATTGTTCTTTATATGTTAATAAGGTATAATGATAGATGTAGATGAGGTAAGGAGTCGCGACCTTATCAATATTCTACAGCGATCCGGCGACAGCCTTTCTATCCGGATGGAGGCGAGTTCAATGGATGAAAGAGTTTATCTGGAAACATGAGGGTGCAGTTATCGTTAATGCTCTCGTAGCAATATCAGTTGCAAGTATCAACTTTGCAATTGCATATGCGATAATAAAAAAAGCTAATCGCAAATAGCGGTTAGCCAGCAAACTCGTTTTTCCGGATCGCAAAGGGACGAGAGGTAGCAGCTCTTGTCCTTTTGCATATACAGTATACCATATTAATGTTAGAAGGTCGATATTATGGTTAGTGAAGCACAACAAAGAGCCAAGAAGAAGTGGGACGATAAGAACAAGGATAAGAATCGGATATATCGTTACCGTTCATATGCTCGTAAGTTTATCCGTGATTTAGCTACTGATGACGACTTGAAAGAATTAGACGAACTAATACATAAAAGATTAAATGATTAAGGCGATAGCAAATGGCTACCGTCTTTTATTTTGCTTTCATACATAAGACTAGAAAGGGGATGCTACCAATGCCAAGGTATAGAAGATGTAGACAACCTAACTGTCATGCAATGGTTCAGTTCCCTAATCATTATTGCCCTAAGCACTTTGAACATGAAGCAGAGTACCTTGCCAATAGACAGCGATGGGCACGTAAACATAGTGAACAGTATCAGCATAAAGAGAAACAATATAACCATCATTACAACACTGTTACTCGTAATCGTAATGATAATAGAAGTGAACAGTACAGATTCTATCGAAGTAAGCAGTGGGTTGATTTAAGACAATCAGTATTAAACCATGACCATTACCTATGCCAGTATTGCAAGGCTATCGGTAAGCTTACACCAAATAGTAAAACAGTTGATCATATCATTCCTATTGCGTTTGATCATAAGCTGATGGCTAGTAGTAGCAACTTAGCTACCATCTGTAATAAATGCCACCGCTTAAAAACAAAATGGGAGCAAGAATATTATGGAACTGGTCAAGGAATGGAAATGAAAAATGTTCCAGAAATATCAGAAATTTCTAAAATCGTTCTATTGATGCACCAAAAATAAAACATCCCCCGGGTACGGTCAGGTGAGGAGAGCAGCACACAGAACAATTTTCTTGTGATGCACAGTAATTTTCAACTTTTTACTTAGGGGGGTCAAAAGCAATTCATTATGATACAAAATCGTAGCAAAAGAGGTGAAAGATGATGGTAAAACACGCATTCTATCAGCAAAATAACGGTCATTTATCATATAGTCCACCTAAATATTTAACACCAATTGCAAAGACATGTTGGCGAAAAGTAGTGCCCTTTTTAGAGGCAACTAATAGAGTTCAACGAATTGACTCGATGCTGGTTGAACAATATTGCGTTCAATACCAAGAATATCGAAATGCTTATGATACCTTACAAAAGGAAGGAGCACAGCAAAAAATATATCGTTCCTTGCAGGATGTTCAAACAGGAAAAGTAATTGGCAAGGATTTTGTTGGTTGGAAAAAGAATCCGGCAGTTGGCAGGTTAAAAGATGCTACTCAAATGCTTAATACAATTGGCATTCAGTTAGGCTTATCCCCAAAATCAAGAGCAGAATTATTCAAAACTGTTCAAAGTAAAAAAGAAGAAGGATCAACTGCTAAGAGTATTCAGGAATTTTTTAGTAACAATAAAAAGCAGTAGTCGCTGGATTACTGCTTTTTTGCTACAAATTATTTTGAATTATTTCTTCAACCTTACTTCCAACAGCCTGCCCAATAGAATAATGAATATCATTCAATTTGGCATCTGGAAGCTTTACACAATCAATATAGTGTTCCTTTTGATCAGTTGTTATCACTTGAACTTGTATTCCAGTAATGACCTTTCGTTGTTGTTTGCCGGCTGCAGCTCCAACCATTGCACCGAAAAAGCCACCAACCATTGCGCCTAAAGTAGCATATCCTAATGAGTGATTGGATGTTTGTACGCCATCACTTTCATCAACATAGCAATACATAATATCCTCGTATTTTACGACTTCATATTGGTTATGCCTTATCAGCGTAGAATGGTCGATTAAAAGAAGTTTATCTTTATCATCAAAATAGGCATTCCCTAAATGTTCTGCGTTTTTCTTGATTGCTTTAATATCGTAGGTCATTGTAATTCTTCTTTCCGTTTTGCCAATAGTTTAGTGAATTCTTCGATATCATCTAAGGTCGCTTGATTACGAATGAATGAGCGTGATCTGGAACGATCACTTAGATATTTTGCTCGCTGTTTGTGAGTATCTACCCATTTTTTATTGTATTGAGTCTGCTTAGTTGGCATTAATAACACCTCATTTATTTCTATATTCATTATACTCTGCATAGTAGTGAAAAGGAAGTGAGAAAGTGAAAATTGATTTAACTCAAACCCATGATGTTCTTGGTGCATATCAAGCAACTGATTTTAATGATGTGAAAGATAAATATCAGGATGCTGGGACCAGATACTGTTTTGATGTTCTAGACGGCAAGTATATTACTGGATATCAAATTAAGTTAGCATGTTTTAGACACTTACGAGACCTACAACGTCAAAATACCAAGGATTTTCCCTATCATTACGATAGAGGTGAGGTTCAAAACATTTTGAAGTTTGCTTCCGTCTGTCCGGAAATCAAAACCCGTAAACCAGTTAAATTAATGGGATGGCAGCAATTTGTTTTAGCAATGCTTGTTGGATGGCGTGATAGTAAAGGGGATAAGCGATTTACTCGAGCAATCTTATCTGTTGCACGGCATAACGGTAAAACATACCTAATGTCAATCGTAACCATCTACAGTTTTTTGATTGAGGCAATTAATGAGGCTGGGCAGGATTTCTTAGTAAGTTCTATCAACTATAAGCAAACCAGTAAACTGATGGGGTATATCAAGCAGATGCTCCTATATCTCATGGAAGTTCCACCATTTGGTCAATTAGTCCTAGAGTTAGGAATTAATCCTAAGACTCTTTCGTCACAGTCGGACCAGATTGTGATGAGCAAAACCGGAAGTCGCTTATTAGCGGTAACTTACAAGTCGGGTCAATATGATTCTTTCCACTTCAAAACTGCAATCGGTGACGAGTTTGCGGATCCGGAAGTGGGAGATAATAGTAAAATTTCAAAGATTACTTCTGGACAGCTTGATGTTACTAATAAGCAGTTTATTCAAATTTCAACTGCCTATGATAATCCATCGGTACCATTTCATAATGATGAGAAACGAGTTCAAAATCTGATGGAAGCTGATTACTTGCGACAAGGGGATGCTTACCTGGTCTTGAACTGGTGTCAGGACGATGAGAACGAAGTATTTAAGCCAGAAGCCTGGTCTAAGTCTAACCCGTTGATGGATATGCCAGGAAAACGTGATCGGTTTGTTTTAGATCTGCAAACTGAAAGAGATAACAATATGCTAACTGGTAATATGTTAGGCTTCCAAAATAAATCAATGAATATTTGGATGCAGCAGTCAGCAGATAGCTTCTTGAAACTTGATGATATTGAAAGAGCGATTATTCCGCGCTTCGATATTCGTGGTCGAGAAGTATATATTGGGTTTGACTATTCGATGTTTAGTGATAATACAGCCATTGCATTTGTTTATCCCTATCAAGATGAAAAAGGTAAGCAAAAGTGGCACGTTGAGCAACATAGTTTTATCCCTTGGAATAAAGCAGGGTCAATCGAGGCTAAAGAAAAACAAGATGGGATTAATTATCGTCAATTAGCAGATGAAGGGTACTGTACAATTACAAGTCACCCACAAGGATTAATCAATGATGAACAAGTTTACAATTGGCTATTAAATTATGTGGACGAAAATCATCTTAAGGTTATTTTCTTTGGTTATGATGCCTGGGGAGCAACTACCGCAATTAAACAGATGGATATTAATACGGATTATCCATTAGAATCTATTCGTCAACGAACATCTGAGTTAAAGGATCCAACTAAGTTTCTCCAAAAAATATTTGTTGAAGGAAATATTACCCGTCTTGACGATAAGATCATGGAAAAGGCACTGATTAATGCCGAAATTGTAGAAGATAAGATTGGTATTCAAGTTGACAAAGCCAAGGCAACCTTAAAGATTGATGTAGTCGATGCAATTATTGATGCTCTTTACCAGGGGATGTATCATTTTGAAGATTTCGGAATTGCTAATGATAAGTCCGGACAGGTTGATCGAATGACGGCAGAGCAGGTTAAAGCATGGTTTGAAAATAAGGATAGTGGTTTACTTGATGATTAGTAATCTTGTGAAATTAATATGGAAGTATTTTGATGTAATTTGCTTCTTAGCGGCGATTATCTTTGCTGTATGGGGATGCTTTTTATTAAATTTCATTGCCGGAATTTTTAGCGTAGCCATTAGCTTAGTAATTATCGGTTATCTTTCAGAGAAAATAGCTAGCCTTTGATGGAAAGGAGGTGAATGCTATTGCCGTTATTTAATCAAAAAGTAAGTCCTGGCTTATCAATTTCTGATAATACCGATATTCTGCATTTCTTGAATCCGGATAATTCTGATAAGTACGTGGATGCCAGTACAGCATTAAAAAATTCTGATATATATTCGATTGTGTTTCAATTAAGTGCTGATTTAGCGAATGGAATCTTACGGGCTGACATGCCAAGAGCTCAGGGAATTATCAATAATCCAACTCAAACAAGTAATGCCCATGGATTTTGGCAATCAATGTATGCACAGTTACTCTTAGGTGGTGAATGTTTTGCTTACCGGTGGAGAAATAATAATGGAACGGATATGACCTGGGAGTATTTGCGACCATCACAAGTTACTCCGTTTTTATTGGAGGATGGATCTGGTTTAATCTACAATATTAATTTTGATGAGCCCGAAGTAGGTGTAAAGCAGGCAGTTCCGCAAAGTGATTTAATTCATATTCGATTACTTTCTCAAAATGGAGGAAAGACCGGGATAAGTCCACTTTCCGCATTAGCTAATGAGCTTCAGATTAAAGATCAGTCCAATAAATTAACTTTAAGTGCTTTGGGACGGTCAGTTGTTGCTCCAGGGATCCTAACTATTAAACATGGTGGACTGCTAAGTGACGAAGAAAAAGCTTCACGGTCACGCAAGTTCCTCAAACAAACATCTAGCTCGCAAAATGGACCAATTGTTATTGATGATCTTGAAGAATATACGCCTTTAGAGGTTAAGAGTAATGTTGCTCAATTATTGAATCAAGTTACTTGGACAAGTGCCCAAATCGCCAAAGTTTATGGTGTATCTGACAGTATCATTAATGGTCAAGGTGACCAGCAATCATCTATTCAGATGATGGGAAATGCTTATGTAAAATCATTAGCACGGTTTGCTAAACCAATTGTTGCGGAGCTGAATAATAAATTGAGTGCGAATATTACTCTTGATTTACGTTCAGCAATTGATCCACTGGGTGATAATTACGCCTCTACAATTGCTAACCTTCAAAAGAATGGAACATTAGGAGCCAATCAAGCAGCCTGGTTGTTGCAACAAGCGGGATATTTGCCTGAGGATTTGCCGGAAAAAGAGAAACCAACTACTCAAGTGCAACCAGTACAAGTAGTTAGTTCTGATAATCAATTGAAGGGAGGTGAAGAAGATGACAATGAAGACAGTGAAAATCACAGGTGACATTGTGGATAATAATACGGCTAGGTTTTATCAATGGTTTGGCATGGATGCTACTTCACCAGCTGCAATTGATGAAATCTTAAATAATGGTAATACAGACCCGGTAGAGGTAATTATTAACTCTGGCGGTGGGGATGTGTTTGCCGGTAGTGAGATTTATTCCATGCTTCGAAATTATGCAGGAGATGTAACAGTCAATATTATGGGAATTGCCGCATCTGCTGCTAGTGTAATCGCAATGGCCGGAAATACTGTTAATATGTCTCCAACCGCTCAGATGATGATTCATAAAGCCTGGTCATATCAAGAAGGGAATGCTGATGATCATAATCATGAGTCGCAGGTATTAGCTTCAATTGATAGTTCCCTTGTTAATGCTTATGTAGACAAAACAGGGATTGATCGTAATGATATCCTCCAGATGATGCAAAATGAAACCTGGATGACAGCGCAAGATGCCGTAGACAAGGGTTTTGCTGATAAGATTATGTTCCAGGATGACAAGCAACTACAAATTGCTAATTCTCTTGGCCACACACTTCCTAAAAAAGACGCGGTTAAGAAATTTATGACAATGATTGCTGAGTTCAAAGATTCAGAGAAGCCTATGCCAGCAATCAAGAATCAAATTAAAGATAATAAAGAAAAGTCAACTCCTAGTCTAAGAGATCAGAAGTTGGCTATTTTATTTGGAAAGGATGATGGGAATGCCAACAATTAATGAATTAAATGATGCATGGATTGCTAAGGGACAAAAAGTATCAGACTTAAACGCCCAACTTAATGCTGCAGTTCTTGATGATAATTTTATGAAAGATAAGTTCGCTGAATTGAAGACAAAGCGGGATAACTTAGCTGCTCAACGTGATGCAATCAAGAATCAACTTGATGAAGCACGAGCAAATGAGGTTCTTCATATGAATAGCAAGAAAAAGAAGCCATTAAGCAAGGAAGAAAACAATTTGAAGAATAAATTTGTTAGTGATATTAAAGCGATGCTTCATGGTCGCTTTGATGCTATTTCTTCTGATGCTACAGTAGATGATAGTGGAAATGGTGGCTTTGGATTAACGATTCCTCAGGATATTCAAACAGCAATTCATGTACTTGTTCGTTCATTTGCTACCCTACAAAATTATGTAAATGTTGAATCCGTTTCAACTAATCGTGGTTCTCGTGTTTACGAAAATGAAAACGATATTGTCCCAATGGTTAAGATGGACGAGGGGTCAACAATTCCTGGGGCTGATGTATCAAAGTTACATATTATTAAGTATCTTATTAGTGATTATGGTGCTTTGTATACGTTAACTAATGATTTACTTAATGATACTGCCGAAAATTTATTGTCATATTTAACTAATCAAATTGCTAAGAAAGATGCTTTAACTCGTAATCTAGCAATTATTAATGTGATGAACAAGGCACCAAAGAAGCCAACAATTGCTAAATTTGATGATATTAAGGACCTATCTAATAACACTCTTGATCCAGCAATTGAAGCTACTTCAATTTTCTTAACTAACCAATCTGGCTATAATATCTTGTCAAAAGTAAAAGATGCTGAAGGTCGTTACTTATTGCAACCTGATGTAACTCAACCTGGTCGATATTTACTTGATGGTAAGATGGTTGTTCGAATTGCTGATAAATGGTTACCGGATATTTCTGGAGCTCACCCATTGTACTTTGGTGACTTTAAGCAAGCTGTTACTCTTTATGACCGTCAAGATATGCAAATCTTAGCTACAAACATCGGTGGTGGAGCATATGAAACTAACACCTACAAAGTTCGTGTTATTGATCGATTTGATGTTCAAGCAACTGATACTGGTGCAATGGCTGTTGGTTCATTTAAGACAGTTGCTAATCAAACTGCTACTACCCCTGCTGATAGTGGTAAAACAGCGTAGTTTGAAGGTAGGTGAAAAGCATGAGTGAAAATCCAACGGATATTGATTCATTAGTTTCTCGAGTTAAGGGAATGCTATATCTTGATGGTAATGAAGATGATCAGCTAATTGCTACTTACGTTAAAGCGGCTCATGCTTTTATTCGTAATGCTATTGGGGAAGTTAATCCCGCTTTTTATACAGATCAGCGTGTCTCATCTTTAGTGGAAGTTGCGGAAATTTCATTAGCAGGAACTTATTATCAAAATCGTTTAGCCTTATCTGATACTCAAACTTATCCCATTGATTTAACAGTTAATAGTATCATTGGTCAATTACGAGGCTTAAGGAATTCGTACGATGAGGAGAGTGATAAGAATGAAACTTCCGATCAGCCGGCTGAATCATAAAGTTAAATTTGGCAAGACAGAAACCATTAGTGATGAGTCAATTGAAGGATCGCACGAAAGTTTTATCACTCGACAGCAGTTACATTGTGCTTTTTACCAGCGAAGCCAAACTCAACAGTATCAATTACTTGGTACTAAACTTGAAGGAACGATTGTGATTGCTGTTCGTTCCCAATATCATATTGAGAATGATTTTCAAGCCCAGATAGATAATAATAATACTATCTATAATATTGTTACGATCTCCCGTGATGAAAGCCATTCGCCAATAAGATATGACTTAATTACACTAAAGGATACTGGAAAGAAGGTTGGTTAAAGTGGACTTTGCAGCTTCACTAGAAGAATTTGGAAGAAAAGCAGAAAAAATTGCTGTTCCTGATCATGAAACTAAGAAAAAGATGACTGCCGCTGGTGCAGAAGTCCTTGTTTCAAAGTTGAAGGAAGTAACGCAAGAGAAGCACTACCAGCCGGGACGGAAGACAGGGAAGGTTAAACACTTAGCTGATTCGATTATCTTTGAAAATAAAGATATGGGGGATGTGGATAACGGAAATTCTCTGGTTGGGTTTGAAGGGCCAAAAGATAGCGGCATTAATCATGCACGTATTGCTAGATTCTTAAACGATGGAACAGTAAAGATGCGTGGAGACCACTTTATTGATAATACGAGGCGTGATGCCAAAGATGAGGTATTCGAGGCTCAAGCAAAAGTCTATCGAGGTCAGCAAAAATGAAATCTCCTTCACAACAAGCAGAGTTATTGATAAAGAATAAATTTTCGTTAATTGATGAAGTATATCGAGAATCGATTCCTAAAGAAATTATCGGAAATCAAGCCAAAACAATTTGTTTAATAACTGAATGGCTTAATGAGCCTACTTATTATGCAAATGCCACCTTTAAGGGATGGACAATTGGCGTTGAGGTGCAGCTTTTTTATCGAAAAGCATTGAGCGGAGAAAATGTAACAAACTTGGAAATAGAATTAACAAAGAAATTCGTTCATGACAAATGGACGGTTGAACAATCAAAAGCGCATGTGAAAGATCCTGATACTGGTCAAAGTACCAAGGTCTTTTATTTTGCCAAAGATTTAGTAATAAAAGGAGTGTGAGAAAATGGCAGGAATGTCTATTAAAGGGATCGACTTTGTTATGGCTGGAATTACAGATGACAAAGGTGTTTTAATTACTGATCCCGAAAAAGGCGGATTAGGGCCAAAAGGAATTGCTCTTTGGGACGGTGATGGCGATGGTGCTACTACTGCTAATATCACCGGCCTAGAAGAAGCAGGGCAACAACAATATGCTAACAATAAAGTTAAGCGAATTAATCACGGGGTGCCAACACCACAAGTTGCATTAACTATGTTGGATATGCCATATGAAGATGGAAGTAAAATGGTAGGTTATACGGATATTAACGGCGGTCGTGTTCTTTCTAATAATAAACCGCATGTTGCGCTTCTTATTGCATCCCATGACTTTGACGGGAATTGGTTCTTTGACGCCTTTGCAAATGGTGAAATGACGCTTCCTACGCGTAATCATGGAACAAATAACAAGAATGAAACTGATAGCAATGTTGCGTTTACCTATCAGAGTCTGAACCCAATCCCTAATAATGTCTTCTTAAACAAAGAAGGCTCTCAACAATCTTTCAAAGCCTACAATACTGGCGATTCAGCATGGCAAGGCTTTGAGACAATGTTGAAAGAAGTATTCGGTGGCTATTCTGGAGATAATCCAATGGCAAGCTATATTCAAGCTACTGGAACTGGTAGTTTTACAAATACAAATCAGTCTGATGTAAATAAGCCAACTGTTTAAGTGAAGATAAGTCGCCATTGAAATAAACAGTACAGAAATGGGCGGCTGAATGGAGGTAAATATGACGGTTAAAATTAATACAAAGCAAATTGGACTTGGCAAACCAATTAATATTCATGCAACAGTAGGAGCGGTCGATAAAGCAGATGAAATGATGATTACATTGCTTTCTTTGGATGCTGAATTTAGTAAATCAGATAAAAATCTAGACAGTAGTGAAGCCATGCTTGCTGTCCTAAAAAAAGAACGAGAAGTTAATAAAAAGATCTTTGTCTTTCTTCAAGATGTCTTAAAACTGAGTGATAAACAAGTTGATATGATCAAAGAACGTGTCGATTATCAGCAACTTGGGAGTTATATAAGTTATGTCTGCAATCGTATTAAAGGTGTACCAGAAGATACGCATCAAAAGGCGGTTAATAATAAGAAAAAGGGCCCAAAAGGACAAGGGGAGAAATCCTTCGATCAATAGATTTACTGAAACAGGAAATTGAAGATCGTAACTATCTAAAAAAGCAGTTAATGTTTCAAGGCGGAATGGCGCCGGCACAAGTTGACTGCCAAGAATATGAAGAACTGCTGAAAATACTGAGTGCTAAATCTAGGGAGGATCGACCAATGAATACGGGGGATGCCCATAAGAAGTTAGCAATGTTAATGGGAGGTGGATAAATTGAAAGTTGAAAATGAAATGGCGACGCGGATATCAATTGATACGATTGCTGCAACTAAAAGTTTATCTGCGTTCCGGAGTTCAATTAGTGCGGCCACGAATGCCTGGAAAGCTAATGAGACTGCATTGAAAAATTCAGGCCAGTATGCTGAAGCTGCTAAGGCGCGTATTTCCGGCTTAAATGAAGTAATAGAACTTCAGAAGGCTAAGATTTCTGAATTAAAAAGTCGTCAGGAAGGTTTGAACTTATCTAATAAGGATCAATTAGAAACATGGCTGAAATTAGATAAAGATCTCTCTCAAGCTAGTAAACAATTAGCTTCGTATGAGGTACAAGTTAATCGGGCTAATAGTACATTAAAGTATCAAACTTCGGGTTTAGCTGAATTACAAACTAGTTTTCGAAGAGCCCAGGAGTCTTCACGAGCATATGCAAACTCACTAGAAGCAAACGGAAATAAAATAGCGGCTGATCGCGAAAGGCTGAGCGGATTAAGAAGTAGCTTAGAGAATTTAAGCAAGCAACATGCAATTCAAAGAAAAGAATTAAATGAACTTGCTCAAACTGAAGGTAAACTTAGTGAAGCCTATCGAAAACAAAAAGTTCGCTATGATGAAACATCTGCTTCTATGGGACGAATGAAGACGCAAGCAAAAGAACTATCTGCTAGCTTAAATCCGCCTAAAACGACAGCATGGATGTATATTCGGAATAACATTCTTAAAGTTGATGAAGCAGAGAAAAGAGTTCTTAATACTGGTTCAAGAATGAAAGAATTCTTTAGAAGTGGATTTGCTGGGATCATGACAGCTAATGCTCTTCCAATGATAACGAATCAATTACACCAAATCGTCGTAAATGGGACTGCGGCTGCCAAAGTAGGAGCTGCAATGGAGGCTCGTTGGAAAAATATTGGTGTCAGTAGTAATGGAATTAAGCAATTAACAGCACAAGTTGGCGAGTTAAAGACTAACACAAATCTTTCTGCTCAAGCAGTTAATGCTCTTCAAACTAGGTTTTATGGAATGACGCATTCAATAAGCCAAACTAAGACATTAACTCAAGGTGTTGCTAGTTTAAGTGATCAATTAAAGCTATCTGATAAGCAATCGGAAGCTTTTGCTGGCGGATTAAATAGGATTTATAGTTCTGGAAAGGTTACTTCTTCCGCCCTTGGACGTTTAGAGAAACAAGCACCCGGATTAAGTTCAGCACTTGCTAAAGCATCTGGCATGACCAGAAAAGAATTTAATGATTTAGTTGCATCTGGGAAAATGACTAGCGATCAGTTTAATAATATATTGACCAATGCTTCTAAAAACTATGCTAAGAATGCGAATGCGTTTGGTCAATCATCAGGTGGAGCCCTGCATCGGTTACAAGCAGAATGGGCATCCACCCAAGCTAAACTAGCAAAGCCATTGCTTAAAGTTTCTGCAACAGGATTGAATGAACTGGATAAAGCTTTAAACAATAAGGAAACACAAAAAGGCCTAGAAGACCTTGCTAAAGGATTTGCCAATGTTGCTGTTTTTGCAGCTAAAACTATTGGCGTTCTTGCTAAGCATCAAGGAATAGTAAAAACTTTAGGAGCAACTATATTAACACTTGTTACAACTTTAAAACTTGCCCAAGCAGGTTTAGTTGCTTTTAGGATTGCAACTACTACGGCATTAGGTCCAATTGGATTAGCAATTACCGCAATTGTTGGAATAAGTACTGCCTTAGTCCAACTTTACAAACACAATAAAAAATTTCGTAATTTTATTAATGGGATTGCTAAGTTTGCAAAGAGTGGATTGAAAAAAGTAGGAAGTTTTTTCAAAAATACATTCAAACAGATCAGCAAGAGCCAGGAACAATCCAATCGTGAACAGGCAAAAGCGAATAAGCAGGCCGAAAAGAATTGGCGTAACTTTACCAATAGTTTATCCAGAAATTGGAAGTCTTATTGGCGTAATCGTGATAAGGAACAACGTCAAAACGAGAAACGTAACCAGCAGTACTGGAATAATGTTCGTAAGTCAGCTTCAAGTGGCTGGAAGAATATGGAATCTAGTGCACGTGCGGGTGTTAACAAGGTCAGTCGCTGGTATAGCAATATGAATAGGTCAACATCACGAGTTATTCAAAATATGTACAGGCAACATCCAAAAACATTTCAAAGTATGTATAAGATTATTCAAGATCGTACTAAGGTTTGGCATGACCTTGTTACTGGACACTGGTCACAATTAAAAGATGATACGGGTCGTCTAGCAAAAGATCAATCAAGAGCAAATAAAGATATCTTTGAAGATATGTATAGTGCAATCAATAAAAAAACTGGCGGTTGGCTAGGCAAAGTTGTTGATTCGTGGAAAGATCATATGTCTCAAATTGGGGATGCTATTTCCAACGGTAAGAAAAAAGCCGGTGCAGCAATGGCAGACTTAGCCAATGGTGTTTTGAAGCCATTTAAGACGTTGATTGATGATATCCAAAGCGGTATTAATTGGGTATTAGATAAGATTGGCGCTAGTAAACTTGGTGGATCCTGGTCCGCTGCGATTCCTACTTTTGCTACTGGTACTGCTGGCAACCCAGATGGATTAAAGAAGTCAACCATTGGAATGGTCAACGATGGAGCAGGATCACATTGGCGCGAATTGTATTCTTACAAGGGTCAAATAGGTGCGTTTCCTAATAAAAGGAACTTTATTACTTTCTTACCGAAGGGGATGTCAATCTTAAATGGTGAGGATAGTCATAAGTTTATGTCTGCTATTGGATTACCTAGGTTTGCTAATGGAGTTGGAAGTTTCTTTGATAGCCTTGAGAAAGGAGCAGCGGATGCAGGCGACTTTATAGATAAAGTCATTGAACATCCGGTACAAGCGCTTGAAGACGTCTTCAAGAAGTTTATTAAGGTCTCAACACCAATTAAATTTGCTACTAATTTAATTACCAGTGTACCTGCATATGTAGCCAAACAAGCAGGAAATTGGATTAAGAAGCAATTTGAAGAACTTGCTGATCCCGGTGGCTCTGGGGTAGAACGTTGGAGACCATATGTTATTAAGGCTTTAGCGATGTTGCATCTTTCAAGCAGTCTTGTTGGCAAAGTGCTTCGTCAAATTCAAACTGAATCCGGAGGTAATCCGAAAGCAATGGGTGGAACCGATGGCTTGGCTGATGGTCACGCAATGGGGCTTATGCAAGTTAAGCCAGGAACATTCGCTGCTAATAAACTTCCGGGCCATGGAAATATTTGGAATGGATTTGATAACTTGCTTGCGGGACTGAACTATGCTCGTAAACGTTATGGAGATAGTCTTTCTTTTCTTGGCCAAGGTCATGGATATGCGAATGGTGGTCGAATTGATACTGAACAATTCATTCGGATTGCGGAACAGAATAAGCCAGAATATGTTATTCCGACAGATATTAATAAAAGGTCTCGTGCTTATCAATTACTTGGTGAGGTTATTGCACGTTTTAGAGGTGAAGAACCTAACGCTCAGCCAACACGAGATGACCAATCTATCAGTCGTAAAGAATTCATGTCGTTAGAATCGAAATTAGATCAACTAATTAGCGGAGTACAGCAACTTGTTCAGGTTGGTCACCAGCAAATTGATGCTACTGTTAATTCCGGAAATAAATTTGGAATGAAAGCCAATCGGTTAAGTGCTTATACTACAATGGCTAAAGATCAACGGTTAAATGATTTTATGAGTTATAAGAGGTGATAAAATTTGAATGTAAGTAACCCAGAATTGTATCTGAAGATTGGTGACCAGGATGAATTTAATATTGAGGATAAAGTCCAAGGATTAACTTTTCTTGGGGATGATTCAACACCTGCTCTTGCTAATACCTATCAAGAAATACCTGGTTTAGATGGTAGTAAACTTCAGTACACAACTTTTTCTCGGTATCAAGTAGTTGCTAACTTCTGCATCTACTTTACAGACTGGGAGGACTATAAATTAGCCAAACATCAATTTTATCGACTTTTTACATCACGACAACTTATTAGAATGCGGACGGACGTTGAATCAGCGATCGTCCGTTTTGTTTACCCAAATCTTCCAGAGATTAAGCCGGACCAAAATGGTTCTCACTTTGCTACTTTTAGTATGAACTTCGACAATCCATCCGGGTTTCGCTATTCTCTCTATCGAAGTGATGGAACTTATAGTAATGATTTAGATGGTGTACAGTTTGGTATGAATCTTTATATGAACGATGATCAGTACAATTATCATTTCACTACGAATCAATTTAAGGTTTACAACGCTAGTGACGTGCCAATTGATCCGTGGAAGTATAAATCTGATCTTAAAATCATTGTGAAATTTAGTGGCAAATCATTTAAGCTTACGAATACTACTACTGATACTGAATGGACTTATAAAAAACCATCAAATGGACAAGAGACAATTGTTCTAGATGGAATTTTCACAACGCTAAATGGAAATCCGGCTAGCGCTAATTCTGATTATGGAACAATCAGATTAGCCACTGAATGGAATAACTTCATTGTTGATGGTGCGGACAGTGTTGATATTACTTTTAGTTTTCCATTTGTTTATATTTAATGGATATCGATAATAAGGTCAAAGTCAGAGGCGTTGGACGCACCGAAACCGAGCCTCTTAACTGTATTGATCCAGATTCTTTCTACATTGATTGGGAAGCCAATTCGACCTGGAGCCTGCAATTTACGGCTCATAATGACCACTCGTTTGCCTATTCAATGTTGGATAGTCAAGCCTCAATCTTCTTTGATGGTCAAGAGTACATCATTAAACAGGCTGAGCCGGATGCCAATGGTGGGGTAGATTCGATTGATGTTGTTGCTACTCATGTTTACTTTGAAATTGCTCGGTTACGCAAGTATAAGACCTATATTGATCCAGCTGATGCGGATAAACAAACCGATGTTAAAGTCTACGGAAGCACGCAAACGGACAATGATTCCGACTCTGGAAGTGATTCCGGAGACGATAGCGATGATACTGATCCAAATGCCCAAAAGAACGTTACCACCACTACTAACGGAAACACCACGACCAAAACCACTGTTACTAAAACAGATGAAACTAAGTCGGATTCCGAAGATGAAAACCAAGTTACCTATCATATTGAAGATGTCTTAAAGCATTGGATTGATGGTAATAATCTTGGCTTTACTTACCAGGTAATTGGTGATTTTCCCACTGCTCGAATTGAAGAGCTTGCTGATGGTAGCGGAACTGATATGTTAAGTAAGATTACTGAAGCATGGCCAAACGCAATTGTTTATCCGGATAATAAAAATATTCGGGTATATGCACAAGACCAGTTCTATAAAGATTATGGCAATCGTCTTGACTATGAGTACAACACCACTGAATTTAAGTGGACGTTTGATTCGACTAGTCTCACCAATGAAGTTATGTGTATCGGTGGGAAGTATTCGATTGAAACTCAGGTAGATACTTCGACTAGTGGAGATGATAGTCACGGTTCTGGTGGTGCTGGTGCCGATAAAGTTGTCGATGATGCCAAACAGTACCTTGGTATTCCTTATGTGTGGGGAGGAGCCGGTGGTGCTCGTGGCGGTAATCCTCGCAGTGGAATGGATTGTTCTTCTTTTGTAAGTCAAGTTTACAAAGATATGGGTATTAATATCCCGGCTTACACAGTTGCAATGGAGCCATATGGTAAACAAATCGATCGGTCGCAAGTGCAGACTGGTGACATGGGCTTTTATGGGTCTCCTGGAGGTTCATATCACATCTGTATGGCGTTGAATAACAGCACGATGATTTATGAACCGCGCCCAGGTCAATCGTGTATGACCCAGGCGATTGATTCGTATCCGCCAACTTGGTGGGAACGTAATGATCAAATGGCTTCAATTGTCGCTGGTGATAGCGATAGTGGTGGCGATACGACTTCGGAAAGTTCTTCATCGACATCTAGCGAGTATTATTATTTTGCTCCTTTTATGTATCGTGATGAGGAATCAATTAAGAAGTACGGCGAATATCCGGCTGAACCGATTGAAGATGGTCGGTTTAGTGATAAAAATGCGATGTCTGATTATGCTAAGACGAAAATTCAACCAGACCCAGCATTATCATTAGAAGTTACGACTTATTCGAACTTTAAGCCGATTGCTGGTGACATGATCCATATCATGGTTAAAGAACAATCAATCTGTACTAATGAAGCAGTGGTTGGCTTTAACTGGTATCCATATAGTGCTACCAATCCAACTTCCGTCACGCTTAATAGCAATTCGCAAAATATCTTAGATTATCAGCACTCACGCCAAGTTGCGTTGACTGATGCTATTAATTCTGTTCGACAAGATGCACAAAAAAGTATTGAAGCTTCTAGTCAGGCCAACCAAATTGGCGGTGACAAGAAGCTTTTTACTTGGCTCGAGGAATATGCGGGGTGACTGATGATGGATATCTGGGATTGGATTGATTATTTAGCAAAAGGATTGAAGAAAGTTGCTAACGAATCACAGCAGAATTATCAACAAGTTCATGCATATATCGATGGTCACGATCAAGAAACCTTGAACCAAGTCACTGAGATTGTGCATGACGCGATTAAATTAAAGTCTCCCAATGGCACAATTTACGAAATCACCATTGAAGACGATGGAACTATTAATAAGAAGAAAGTCGGTGAGTAAATGGAATTAGAGACTAAATTACCTCTTCCTGATAGAGAGACACGAAGAATAATTGAGGATAATTTTCAAAAAATTCAGGACGAGATTAATAAAATTGAAAGCCAAATAAAAAAGCAAAACGACATATATAGTAATGGAGGTGGAATGTAGTGAGCGAACTTTTCTTACCAAAGGACTATACAAGCGAAGATGTGCCGGTCAACGAGAATAATCCCGACATCATCTATCTTGACCTTTATAAGCCCCGAACGGTGTACTACAACATGACCGCAACTTTTAATGGTCGTCAGTTAGATAAGGATGTGCCACTAAAAGTTCAACTTGGCTATGGTCACAAACCACTTAATCTAAACAACATCAAAGATATTCGTTTTACTGCTGCTAAACCTGATGGTACAGGTGTCCAAACGATCGGTGAATATAAAGTCTTTAATCCGATTGCTGGGTTAGTCTATGTCACTATTCCAGCTGCTACTTTCTCGGCACCCGGCATGCTCTACTTTAATCTGCAAGTTATTACTAATGAAGAACAGTTGCTTTCAAGTAATACCTGCTATTTTGAAGTTGAAGCCAGTTTCGCTCGTGCTGTTTTCAATGCAGGTAATTATGACACTGAAATTGAAGCCACAAAGAAGCAAGCGCTGGAAAATATTAAGAAGTTTAACAGCGATGTTAACCAGCGGCTAGAAGATGTTAATGCAACCGCACGAGGTATTGAGACCTCAAACCATATCTTAGCCCAAGCCGTTGACGATAATGCAAATGCTATCCGAGCAGGTCTAGCACCTACTAACGGCGGAGCAAACGTCTTTACGGGACCAAATACATTTCAGCAGTTGCTTACACTAGCGGCAGGGTTAAACCTTACAAGCCCGTTAACTGTTGATGGCACTGCAATCAACTTACCAGAGATGTTACAAAAGTTGAATGATGCAATAGATAAGCTTAATCATGCTTTCGATGGTCACCAGATTGGCGCTGATGCTGATTTTAACAACCTAGATAACGGGATTAGCTTGGTTTATATCACTCAGCAAACAGTTCCTAAAGGTCATAACTTTCCGCTGCTAGATAACAGTAAGGATAACCCGAATATCAGTATGTATGGCTTGTTGCTACAAGTCGGCAACAGCAAAGGTATGTACCCAGTTGCTTTTCAGATTTACTTTAATGTGTCCGGCTCAACGGACAGCTCAATTTATATGCGCCAAAAAGCCGGTAACTTTAATGGTGGTTGGGGTGACTGGTCTAGCTGGACTGTAAACAAATAGGAGGTAAACAATGCGAGTAACAATTGATTTAATGAAGAAGTCAACACAGATTATCGACTTGTCAAACGTGATTAATCCGCGAGTTGGCGATGATGATCTATTGCTACCTCTGCATATCGGTTATGGTGATAATCTGTTCGATATGCGAGGAAAAGACGTTGAATTTCTTTCTAATGATCCAAATAAAAAGAATATTTACATCGCTGGGACGTGCAATACCAACACACCCGGCGATAATTTGTATATGGGTGATTTAACTTTCCGCTTTCCTGCTGGTACGTTCCAAGCAGACGGGACTTATGATCCAGACAAGACGATGTTCCGCATTATCGATAAAGAGACGCAAAAGGTTATTTCATCGGTTAACGTCAAGATTACCGTCATGAAGAATGCGATTGAATTTAACTTTGACCCCGATAAGACGTCCTATGATAGCCGTTTAGAGAACATGCTTCATGATTTCCACGATAAGGGTCAATCCATGCTTGATGAAATCAAGGGCTTAAACAATCAAGCTAAGTCAAACGTTTCTGGTGACACTGCTACTACTGCTAAGGAAGCTAAAAAACAAGCTGATCAAAACGCTGGCGACATTAGCGATTTAAAGGGTGAAGTCGCTGGTGCTCGTGGGCGGTTTGCTGATATGGCTGGACGTGAAGATGCACAGGATACAGCGATTAATCAGAAAGAGAGTATCGTTAATGCGAACGCTAACTATGCAGCATTGCAACAGAAGAATGCTCAACAAGATAGTGTGCTTGCTCAAAAGGCGGGTAAATATGAGTTGGAAGATAAGTTAGCAAAAATGAACTTACAACCCGAAATGTACGCTGATTTAGAAGCGGTAAAGGCTGCTTATCCAAACGGAGCAACAAAATTAATCGCAACTGATGATGGTTATCTTGCTTTATATAGAGATGGTCAATGGGTTAAGGGTCCTCTTTTTCAAGCAGCCGGCATTGAACAGTCACTAATTGACGGTGATAACTTCATTAGTAACGGTAGTTTCACTACTGGGAAGACAGATCCTGCTATTACTATGAATAATGATACTCAGTTAGCCGTAACAGATTATTTGGGACACAAATGGCTTCAGATTACAGGAATCGGTAATTCTAACATGCGTGGTGTGCAATGGATTGTTGAAGGATCCGATAAAGTCACTGCGATTAAGAATTATCCACTTCAACTTAGCTTCGATATTCAGTCTTCTGTGGCACAAACATTCAATATCGACATTCATTTCTTTGATAGCGATAATAAAGACATGAATAATTCAATTAATATCGATCAATTAACATTGAATGCTTGGCAGTTGTTTAATTATCAAAAGACTGTTGATTTAAATATCAATGCTCTAGCGGGAGTGGCTAAAGTAGTGATTATGATTTATTCAAACAATACGGGCGATTTAGGAACTATTCTCCTCACAGGATTAATGGTTAATGTTAAATATAATGATAATAAGTTGCCCGGAGCTAATTTACTGCCGTCAAAGCCATTAACAGTAAATAATAACTCTCAAATTACTGACACTTCATATCTAGGAGAAGTGTGGCATAAATTAACTACGATAATTGCTGGAACTGGTCAAGGTTATCAATGGGTAATTGATGATGCTGATAAAGTATCGTTATTGCTTAATTATCCACTTCAACTTAGCTTTAATCTTAATTCGTTGACGGTAAATCAACTATTTAATATTGATGTTCATTTCTATGATAAAAATGGTAGCGATCTAGGCAACTCATACACGATTGATAGCATTCAAGCTAATACTGGTGAACTAATTCATTATGAGAAACAAGTTACGTTTGACTTTAATCATTTACAAAATGCAACAAAAATTTCTCTTATGCTTTATAGTACTAACGCAGAAGATGTTGGGACGGTTCTCTTAAATAATGAATCAGCGTTATTGAAGTTTAAGACTAATCAATTGAAGGGCCCAAACTTATTGGATGGACAACCATTCGTCAATAATAGTGATACGGTTATTTCGACAGTTAAGTATCTTGAACAAGAATGGTTACAGGTAACTTCAACAGCTAATACCCAATTCCGTGGAATTCAGTGGGCGATTGATAATAAGGACAAGATTTTCTTAGCGGCAACCTATCCAATTAAGTTTAACTTCAACATTCAATCATCAATTGCACAGACACTTAACCTTGATGTACACTTTTATGATAAAAATGGCAATGATCTAGGTAATTTGATTAGTGTTGATCAAATCGCATTAAATGCATGGGAACTATTAAGCTATCAGAAAGAACTGATGCTTGACTATGACCATGTAAAAGATGCAACAAAGATTGTCCTAATGTTGTATACATCGGGTACTAATGATTTGGGAATTATTCTAATTAACGACTACAATGCCGTTCTTGAGTACAACACGAACAAGAAGTCCAACAGTGCTTCTTCACACGATTATAAGCAGTTACCGGAAGTCTATCTCAACGGCTCTACATCAGGTATGAGTGGAAATAACTATGTAACGATGCAATTTAAATATAAGGACAATGGTCGAGAAGTCGATGGTTTCGCTTCTACTAAATGGCAAGGAGACAGCTCGCTAGCGTTTGATAAAAAAGCTTACCGTATCAAGACATTTGAAGATCAAAGCCTAACTAAGAAGATGAAGTTTAAGCCAAATCCGCTATGGGATCCAGATAATAAGTACAACTTAAAAGCTTATTACACTGACCCACTGCTTTGCCGTGATGTCGTTAATGCTAATATTGGTACCGATATTTGGTCAACGCAGAAGAATATGCCAAATGACCTAATTGCAACGGATGATTTTGGATTTATTGATGGATTCCCAGTAAAAGTGTTTGTTAACAATGAATTTGCTGGGATATACTCGTTCAATACAGCTAAAGGTGATTATGGCAAGAACGCTAAAGCTGTTATCTCAGGTGAGACGTACACTGCTCCGACCGCTTTTAGCGCTTTACCAGATGGTGGCGTAAAGCTCGATGGCTCTGATTTTGAGATGATCTCACCAGATGAGCCATCCGATGAAATCAAGAAGGCTACTAACGACTTGATTACTTTCGTTTCGACGTCATCAGATGACGACTTCAAGGCTCAACTTAGCCAGCATATTGATTTAGAATCGCTGATTGATTACTTCATCTTCCTCAATGTCATTGAGAATGGTGATGCTGCCGGTAAAAATCAAACATTAATTACTTGGGATCTCAAAAAGTGGTACTTCCATCCGTATGATCTTGATACAACCTATGGAGTTGATTCAAATGGGAAGATTAGTGAACCATCAACAGGATTACTAGGATTAAACAGCCATTTGTTTACTCGTTTAACTGAATTGTTTAGTGATCAAATTAAGGCACGGTATAAAGAATTACGAACTTGGTTAACCCCAGCTTATGTTCTTAAAATGTATCGTGATCATATTAATTTAATTGGCGAAAGTAATTACGAAGATGAATTTAAGCTCTGGGATAATCCTAATCATGATAAAAATACGTATAATTTATTGAAAACACATATTTACAAACGATTCCAAATCCTTGATGGTGTTTGGGGAAAATAGTCAATAAACATAGTCGCCACAGAAATACACAATACATAAATAAGCCTCACTCAAACGAGCGGGGCTTTTATTATGGGCGGCTAGTGAAAGGAGAGAATAAAATTGGAACCGTGGAAAGTGTCAGCAGCGTTTGCTTTATTAATTTTTAGTATACTTATTTTAAAAGTCTTAAAATTAGTATAGATTTGTTTTGGTTTATAAAGTATGTTTAAAAAGTTAGGAGGAAAACGTACTTTATGACTAAAGAAGAAATAATAGAAAAATTAATTGAACAGATTAATAATAATATGCAAATATTTTTAGGCATTTTAGGCCTTTTAGTTGCTGTGTTTGCATATTTTCAGTGGAGACTATCACAATCACAGTTAAATAGATTAAAGGAAGAGATAGAAAAGCAGATTAAGATTAAGTATCATTTAAATAAAATCAATAAAATTGATCAGATAGATAATACATTAATTCAGTTGGCACTTACTAATCTTAGAAGTGTGACCAATAGAATGTTATTTGATAGTGAAAGTTATACAACTATTTCTTTAACAGACAAAGCTATTAATATAATTGGTTATTTGAATATCTTAAAAAAGCAAAAAGTTAAAAGTGCAGATTTTATAAAAGAAATAGGCAATGTGTTTATGATGATTGATGGATGGTGTAACCGTAGTACTAAAAATTCTCTTGAAGAGCCAGCAAAAATGTACCTATATAGAATTTATGTTGACCTTACTAGGAAAGAAAATTGGCAAAAAGTTGATGGCTATAATGTTGCAATAGAAAATTTAAAAGATACGATTAGACCTTTAAAAAATTTCCAATATATGGATCTGGACATTAACGATCATAGTTAAACTATAGAAGCGTCCTCTCCCGGGCGTTTTTATTTTACCCTCAAGGAGGTGACACATCCACAATGCACATCTTTACAATCCATTCCTTCCTTAGTCTTAGTTGGGCTGAATGGGGATCCATCCTAGTAATTGGAACCGCAGTATTTGGCGGGGCGCATAAATTAATCGGTAATCTAATTGATAAAGTTCTTAATCCAATCAACCAGAATCTTCAAAAACTTAACAAGAATATTGAAGACTGGAATGAATGGCACAAACACGCCAATAAAAGATTTGAAAATGGCGATAAGCACTTTATTCGCCACGATGAACAATTAAGAGATCACGAACGAAGAATTACAAATTTGGAGGAACAAAACAAATGAACGTCATTAACGAAATTCCATCATATTTAATTACGGTTACCGCTTCGGTGGCCTTTTTTATTGCCTTGAAACTAATGCAAAATTTTATTCACGCCAAAGTCATCCATACCAAAACTGAAACTTCCCGTGCTGCTTGGTCTTGTGCGGCTCAACTTGCAGATAACGCGGTTGCTTCCTTAGTCGGCAAAGACATGGCTGGCCATGAGAAGTTTCGTCAAGCAACTGATATTGTCCAACAGGCACTTCAAAAGCAGGGTATCAAGAATATCGACCTTAACGCCATCGAGACTCTTGTCCAATCAGCTTATGAAAAGTCTGCATTGACACCAACCATTGATCCAACATCGCAAGAAGAAGCACAACCAACTAAACCTGCCACTATTCCAGCCGGCCAAGCACCAGCAATCGATCCAATGAAAGGGGAAGAATAACATGCGTAACCAATTTATTGATGTTTCAAGTTACCAACCAGATACTGTTGCCTTTTTCCAAGCTGCTAAAGCTCAGGGTGCATTAGGGGTCGTTGTTAAGTTAACGGAAGGGTCCGAAGATGGTTCAGCTTACGTTAACCCCCGTGCTGCTGCTCAAATCCGCAATGCATTAGCAGTTGGCTTGCGTGTATCCTGTTACCACTTTGCTCGGTATACTTCAATTGCTGATGCACAAAATGAAGCTCGATTCTTCGTTAAGATCGCTAAGCAATTCGGTATGTATGACGATACCTTGATGATTGATGATGCGGAAGTTCATTCGGCACCTGATTATCAATCAGCATCATTAGCCTTTCTCCAAGAAGTAGAAGCTCTCGGTTACAAGAATACCGGTATTTACTCCATGAAGTCCTTTTTCACTGGTGGTATTCTTAATTCGCATGGCTTCGGATCCCGTAAGATTTGGGTTGCTGGTTATGGCGTAACTTCATTAGGTATTGATAATGCTAATGCTTGGCAATATTCTGATCATGGCATCATGGGAATTGATACCAGTTATGACTTTGATGGTGCCTTTACAACCGGTTCAGTATCAGGTAATGTTCCGCAAGTTGTTATTCCAGAACCTAAGCCGGTGCAACACGTTGGCCATCCAGCAAGCGGAACCTACATTGTCCAACCAGGCGATACATTGAGTGGAATTGCTGAAAAGTACGGGACTACTTATCAGAACCTAGCAGCAATCAATAGTATTGGAAATCCAAACCAGATCAATGTCGGCCAGGTGCTTAAAGTCACCGGAAAAGCATCGAACGAAAATACTTACTTTGTTCAATCAGGCGATACTTTATCCGGAATTGCCGCCAAATTCGGTACCACTGTCTCTGATCTCGTAAGCCGTAATCACATTGCTAACCCGAATGTGATCTACGTTGGTCAAAAACTTTACTTAGCCAGCAACGGACAATCCAATGCTTACACTGTCCAAGCAGGGGACACATTAAGCGGAATCGCGGCTAAGTTTGGCAAGACCTGGCAAGCATTAGCTCAAAAGAATGACATCGCAAACCCTAACGTAATTTATGTTGGTCAGACAATTCAGATTTAA